TCAAGAAGCGGTTGCTTGATGAGCTGAATATTGATCTGACCTCTCAGGACGTCAACCAGGTCATGGCCCGCGAGGGCTCACTTGGTGGCGCAGACCCCTATGTGACGATCGATGTTAAATCGGCTTCACAAGGTGTGTTCCGCGAGATGGTTCCCTATCTATCTCCTATGGAGTGGTCTACATTCCTGAACGAGATAAGATCCCCTAGTGGAGAATGGCCCGATGGCGACATCCGTCGCTACGAGGTGTTTTCTACAATGGGGAATGGTTTCACGTTTCCACTTGAAACCCTGATCTTTGCCGCGTGTTGTATCACGGCATATCGGCTTGCAGGGATGAAGTGCGATTACCGCGTTTATGGCGACGATATTATCGTTCGTCAGAGCGTGGCATTGCTCCTCATCGAAATCCTGCAGTCCCTTGGGTTCCGGACAAACAACGATAAGACGTTTGTCTTTGGACCCTTCAGGGAGTCTTGTGGCGCGAACTGGTACACTGGAGAGTCGGTAGTACCGACTTACATCCGCAAGCGTATCACTAGTCGGGCCGACCTGCATTCTTTGCACAATCGGCTCGCTTGCTATCCTGCTTTGCAGGAATTGCTTAGGTCTTATGACCCGAGCCTTCCCTTTGTGGTACCTGACTCAACCGATTTTGATTGGGTTGAGGATCAGGCCTTCAGGGTTGCCCAGGACATCTGGATGCATGCAAGTGGCTCGCTCTGGCGTCGAGACACCCGTTCTTGGCGTTTTGATCTCCTTTCTAGTCTCTCGCGAGACGATGATGACTTCGGCCCAGCTTTTACCGGACAGGAGTTTAAGGGGTTGCGGATGTACGGACACATGCGGAGTTTATCCGCACGCAGTCCGTTCCAGCTGCGCAAGTCCGTCCGCTACGTCCATACACGGGCTCAACCCGATTCGAAACTGGAGTGCTCTCAAGCACGTCAGTACGGTCGAGTGTCCCCGTTCTGGTCTATAGCGGCTCTGCAAACGTCACTGTTAGTTCGTGACGCGGGCGTGCGCGAGCCGACCCGTAGGTTTAAGCTTACGGATCGTTTG